CCAACCACGTTAGGAGTTGTGGCGTTGTCCCGAGCAAAGATGATCGGCGCTGTTGAGCCTGGCACTGTGCCAGTTAGTGCAGTGCCCGCGCCGCCAGCACTCGTAAACGAGTAAGCCGTGGTATCGACCACGACGTACAGCGAGTTCCCGACTTCGATTGCGCCACGGTAAACAGTGCCAAGCGTCGTACCGAACGCCTTCATGCCCGGCACACGCCAGTAGACGAACTTCGATCCAGCCGTCTCCGGAAGCTGCTCCGGAAAGCAATTGATCAAGCGCCCGCCCGATGATTGAGGCTTGCGGCCCGGCGCGGAGAGAACCGGGAGCGGAATTGCGGTCATTAGAAGTATTCACCAGCCATTGGCTGATACGTCGGGTCCGAGGCCGACAAAAACCTCAATCTAGATTCAAGCTGCGTTAATCCGGCCTGATCTAGCGGCGCGTTGCTAAATTTCGCGGCTGAGTGAACTGCTACAAGCCTAGCAATGGTCTGAAAATACTTGTCGTCTATATCGTTGCGGTCACCGACATAAACAATGCCTTCGATCTCAGCCAGAACAGGATCGATATTGCCGTCAATCGTGTCGTATTCCGGCTGCCCGAGTGCTTCCCCAGCCACGGCTTTGCCGAGGATGGATGCAACTTCATAAACCAGATCGTCGGCGGTTTTTGACATGCTCAACCCTCAAAAAGGAAACGGGGGCCGAAGCCCCCGCCGATTTGTTGTTAGTCGTCACCGAGCGGGACGAACGAAACCGAGATGGTTCCTGTCACGTCGATGTACGAACTTGCGTCGATGGTCGCAGCCGTTCCTGACCAGTTCAGATACAGGTCAATCGCGGTCGCCGTACCATTGAGCGCGGTCGTCTTCGCACCATCAACAGCCGTACCGGCTCCGGTCCCGCTTGAGTTGGTGATGCTACCGGTCTTGGTGCCGATGTCCTGCTCAGTTCCGGTCAGAGTGCCGTCACGCGCGGTCGAAGCCGCCGCCGTGCCGACGCCCCAAACATACACGGCGTCACCTGCGGCAGTGGTGAGGGCAGAACCCTCAACTGTCGCCGTGTAGTCCTGCCGGCAGCCAAGGAACGAGAATGCACCTTCGACAAAATCGAAGAGCTTCAACGTGCCGTAGGAGCCGCTTGCCGCGCCGTCCGTCACCGGAACGCGTGCCTTGGTCAGCGTGAAGTCAAGACGGGCAACGCCCTTATCTTTCACCGCCTCGCAAGTCACCCGGCCCGAGGTCGGCTGATTGAGCGCGCCATAGTCAGAGAGGTCCGGGGCAGTACGCCCCGGAAGCGGAGTTGAGTTTGTTGGCATATGGGCTACTCCCTATTAGGCGTCAGCCGCAGCAGAGAAGAAGCCGTTGACCACGCCCCACTGGGTGAGATCGTCCGCGCTGTCCTTCTGGAAGATTTTCGCCACGCCGTAGCACATCTTCACGCCAGCGCCCTTGATCCACTGATAGTCAGTCTGATCGCGGAACGTCGGAGTCGGCATTTTCGCCCACGGCATCGCAATGGCCGACTGGCCAGCGAGGAACACCGGAGCAACACGCGAGCCGGAGTCGCCGCCGGTCTTCAGGTTTCCGTCAGTGCCGGACTTCCAGATGTTATCGACAAACGAGTCGATCTCCGGAACTTCGCGGATGATCACGCCGTCATATTCAAGGTCACCAGCCTGGAACAGGATGTTGTCCTTGGAACGCGGCATTGCGTTCTGATGGATCGTGGAGAGCGAAGTCTTCAGATCGCGGAAGCAGGTCGTACCCGCGAAGATCACAAAGTAGTCGTAGCCGTCCTTGGTCTTGTAGGGGCGGATACGAGGGCTTGCGAGCCGGGCGACGCGCTTCAGGAGCGATACAGAGGCCGAGGTGAACTTATCGGCAGTCGTATCGATCTTGGCAAGGTCGGTCGCGTGAACGCCCGAATAGTTGCCAACGGCGTTGCCGTACAGGATGCGATCCGAGTTATCGACGGCCCATGCATTGAGCTGCGAAGTGGTCGCCGCCGCATAGGTTACGCCGTTAACGCGCTGGCCGTTGGCCGAGCCGAGTCCGGTAGGCGCGGATTCGGACGGGATCGACGCGAACGCCTCAATGATCTCGTCGCGCTGCAGCTCCTTGCCCCAGTCGGACAGGAGCGGCTTTGCCTCACCGAAGATGTCAGCCGAGTCCTTCTGCTCATCGGCATCGGTCGTTGCAACAGCGTGACGCGCCCAGTCCACCCAGGCACGCATGCCGTAGTTGTTGATCGCTTCTTCGTTGCCGGTCAGGGTGCCCGAGGACTTCGCCGTGCCCTTGAGCGAGGTCACAATCGGAATGTTGACCTGTTCGCCGCCCTTCTTGTTGTCGTAGATGGTGCGGATGATCGAATTCATGCTCGAACCCATGTAGGGCGAGAACATATTTTCGCGGACGTACTCCTTGATCAGGTCCTTACGGTACTGAACAAGCTTGTTATTTGACTGCGGAGTGGTATTGGCCATTGGATTGATCCTTCCAATGCGCCGCCCAACAAAAAGCCCGCCTCAAGGGGCGGGCACTATCATCTGATGTTGTGTCGGGTTATCGGCGCAAAGCAGATTGCAGCAGGCCCGCTTCACTCTCGTCCTCGTCATCGCCGCTGAGTGCTGCGGCTGACGTGGCGCGGTTGAGCGATGGCGGGAGCGGTGTCACTGTCGAAGGACGGGCTTTGGCTGTGCCACGGATGCGCTCCAGAACTTTCGCCTGATAAGTCGGGTCTTTCAACCGTTCCTCAATCTGGCGCTCTACAAACGCTTCCGGGTCATCCCCAATCGTGCTGAAGATGGTCTGCTTCTTGTGCCACTTCATGATGTCCCCGTAGGGATCAATTGAAGCCATGGCACGCTGATAAACCGCTACAACTTCCGGATCGCGGGCACTCAGCCCGTTCGCCAGCGCGTCATACGCGGCCTTGACCTTCTCAGCCCCATACTCGCGGACCGCGTCACGCTGCGAGTAATACTCCCGCAACTGACTGATCTCGCCTTTGATGGGCTCGATTGCCTGATTGGCGCGATGATCGACAAAGCCATCCGCATTCTCCCAAATGTCGGGGACTGCGGGCTTGGGTTCGTTCTGCTTCTGCATCGCCTGAAGCTGTCGGCGCATCTCCGCAAGCTCTCGCTCGTGGTTGCTTGCCCGCTCCTCAGCGGCACGCCGTGCGTCGGCTTCCTCTTTCAGACGCCAAGGCGGAATGCCTTGGGTTGTGTCCTTCTGAGGCTCGACGGCTACCGGCTGCTCTTGCGCGACCGGCTCGGCTGCTTCCTCTGCGGCCTGTTTCGGAGCAAAGCGCCCGCGCTCGTCACGCGGCGTCGTCTCTGCTACCTCGGCAACCTCCTCAACCTGAGGAGTTTCAACCTCGGCCACTTCAGTTTCGTCTACAGAATCCCAAATGTCTTGATCGCTATCGGCCATAAGCCTGTCCGTCCTTTTCCGTGTCGTGGAATTACGATTTCACCAATGACGCTTGGCGTTGCGTGGTCGTCCTGTCCGCTGTGTCGTCGCGGTCTTACGATTGGTTGGAAGCGGCGAAGGAGCGGTCCTGCTCCCTGTCGTGGGCGTCCTGCATCATCCTGAGCGGCGCCAGACTGGCTTCCTGATTGTCCTTATTCGCCTTCGCGTACTTCGCAGTCGCGCTGGCGTCCTTGTCCCTTGTGCTGGCAATCGAGTCCGCAATCTGCAATTCAGGCGGCAGCTCGAACTTCTCCGGCTTGCCGGGCTGCGGCGTGGATGCCTGACGCGCCTTGGACACGTTCAGCATCGTCTCGGATTGCGTCTTCTCGACCTTGGCCCTTTCACCCTCCAGCGCGATCTGCTGCGCCGGACCCGGCTTCTGGGCGTCTGCGATGTATCCCAAGAGCTTCTTCTTGGTTCGCCCGTCGATACCCGGCGAAAGTTCGATAAGCACCTGAGGCGGCACCTGTGCGCCGCTGGATGCCATGGCAATCAGCGCGTCGTAGGTGTCGGCCATCATGTTGATGCTGTCCGGCCCCTCATCGATAATCACGTCAACATCGAGCGAGCCGATGGCGTTCACGATGGTCGGGTGCCCGGTTGCGGGATCGGTCTGCAAGCCGTTGATCTGGATGAACTGCGCCAACCCGTCATCATCCGTCACGCGGATGTACCGCTCTGCCGTCCAGTGATGCTGGATCGCGTTCAACACGGCACGATAAACACGGACCTTCCAGCCCTTGAAGCCTTGAATATAAGGACCAAGCTCGGCAATGCCTGCCTGCTGCAAGAGCGAAATGGCGCGGCCTGACTGCTGCTCGCTGCCCTGCCCCAGCAGTTGCGGGTTCGGGCCAAAGCCCTCGATCTCCTGCTTGGAATCGACCAGCAGCTTCGACCAGCCCGCAAAGTCGAAGGACTGGTCGTCGGCTTTTACCTCGCCGCCCGGATTGACGATAATCACGCCGTCCGTGCGCGCCCATTCCTTGCGGGCCGTCTCCACGTCCTTGACCGCCGCATTGCTCATGATGAGCCTGCGCGAGGCGAGAATGTGGTTTAGCTTGGCTTCCTTGAAGTTGATGCTGTCCTGCGACGACTTCATGTTTCGCACGAAGCCGTAGCGGTCGCCGTCATGATCGACCGAACCCGAATACATGATGTATTTGCACTCGGTCTTGTTCTTCTCATCGATCAGGTAGGACTTGC